GATTCTCATTCAAGAACCTCCAGATTAGGGCAAAATTCTTTTGCCTCTTCGATGAAAGTGAAATCATCTGCAACTGCTGGATAACTACCATCGCACCAGCTGGGCCCGATGAACGTCACCTTCTTCTGCGGATTGAACAGCAGCGTACTCATCACGAAGCCTGATGGAGCAGCATATACATGGTCAGCTTCAAGGATCGTAAACCAATCCTCATCTACGTCGCCAGCGATGTCATCCTTTGGTGGTACCAGCGCATCAAGCAGGTCTCGGCTATCAGATAAAACATATACCTTATGATCTGGATGACGTTCCTTTGCCAGGTCAACCAGCTTGCGATAATTATCGACACTGGCCACAAGCTTGTCACCACCTCTTGCATGTACGACCACAGCATTTCCATGCAACTGACCATATTCATGATCACGCAACGGAAGCCAACGGATTGTGCGTTCACGCCCAAGAAAAGCTGTGCGGCCAGCGCCAGAATGCCAATATGGTGTCTTGCGAATACCCTCATGATCTTCACGGATTTCACATTGTGGATCCGTTACGAAATGTAACTGAGATGTCTTTGCACCAGGTGCATCTCCACCACTATTCACCACGAGAATAGGCTTCTCGTCATCAGCCAATCGACCGATGCCGACGAAAGCCTGCATCAGTTGCACACCCATTTGGCCTCTTACATGTACTCTCATGCTAACCCTAAAAGCTCCTCATATGTTACTTGATATGTATTTGGTTGCCCGATGGGCACAGCATTCATGCCATCAGGATAGATGAATATAAAATCGACGGTTGGGTTTTTGCACGCAAACCAAGCCATATACCTCACTCGATTTGGATTGTCATACACGCTTGCACGAGTCTCTGGACCATAGTTATTGGTACCATCAAACAGATTACTTACAGACTGCTCTGCATCTTGCAAGAATGAATCGAAGCCAATACAAAGTAAAGTCTTGGTTCCGCGCTTGACAGCCTCAGCCATAGCACACATACCAGCGTTCGACCGAGGCCTCGGATGATCACCATGCATCTCAGCAGGTTCCCAACGATCATTCTCATTCGGAATGATCACACGCGATGATGGAAAATCGCTGGATTCAATCTCAGTTATAGCGCCATCATCAATAGCTACCACATAGTCTGGTAGATCAAATATGGGATGAAACTCACGATAGATTGCATTACAACCATAAATCACTGGACGATCATTACCAAGTAATGATACCATATGTCTTAGATCGACATTCTTTCGTGACGTACCATTGCCTACGATTAGCGCAACGTCATTATTCATTTCCAATGCCCAGTCATCTTGGGATAAGCTTCCTTGATTGCACCGACCATAACCTTAAGTTCCTTGCGCCGCATACGCAGCAGTAGCTTTGCGTCATCAGGAGCAACGGTCTCAAGTAGCTGAATAAAAAGCTGCTCGCGCTTCATTGGTTTCACATTGATACCTTCAGGTGTATTCGTGAAATATACAAGCTTGTCGATTTCAGAATACAAACGACCCTCCTGATCAATAGTATCGGCCGCTGGGCGATACGGTGGATCACTGTCAGGCACTAGCCACTGTAGCATCGGATCAAACGTGAACTCAAATACCATGCGGAGAGCATTATTGTCATTCTCCTGTATGACCTTGACCTGACCAGCCTTGGTCTTTTCCTTTTCGATCTCGCTCACGATTTGAGCAAGGCTTTTAATCGCCACTTGTATCCTCCTTAGAAGTCGCTAATAGATTCGGTAAGTTGACGCAAACGCTTTGCCATGAAATAAGGCATCATGGCCGAACGTGATGCAGGGGTAAACTGCTCATAGGTTTCAATGCACGCCCGCTGAATATCTTCTGGCACCAGATCAAGATCGACCATCATCTGATTGCGCTTGTAACCACGAAGCATTGCATCATCACAGAACTGCTCGGGTTCCATGCTGCACCACTCCTCGATCTTCTTGCGAGATAGTGGACGCTGACGACGACCAGCAACCAGTGCATCATCTTCTGTCAGGAAGTTAGGCACACCGTCACCACGGTCACCAACCATGATATGCTCGCGACGGAATCGTTCTGGATTGTCAATAGGCAGCATCTTTTTCTGGATCGGTGCATATTGATGAACGTTTGCATACTTCTGTAGCTGCGCGAAGTCTTTGTCACCTGACAGAATCAGGATTGGTTCATTACCATCGCTATTGATAAACTTGCCGTAATAATGGCACAAAGATGCAATCACGTCATCGGCCTCAGCACGCGAGACCTGCACAACCTTGTATGGCATATGCTCGCGCAGCTCCTCCTTGATCTTGGCCATCGTATCAAACAACGTTGACCAGTCAATACCAGAAGCCTCGCGATCCTTCTTGCGATTAGCCTTGTAATGCGGAAATACTTCGCGGCGCCAATAACGCTTGTCATCACAGCAGATTACCAGCTCACCAAAATCTCTGGAGAACTTCTGCTTGTAACCACGCAAGCTATTAAGCACCATGTGGCGGACAAGATCCTCATCCACCACTTGTTTATTGTGTACCAGATGCACCATCAGATTACTGATCATGACCTGATTTAAATCAACCAATATCATTGTCTCGGCCTTTATCCATGTACTATCTATTGTACCAGGAAGCTGGCACCATGTCAATGGCTACTTGACCGCTCTCAGAATTAGCATATCTTCATTGATTCGACCATTGACAATACCTGGCTTTGTTTTGATGGATTCATATGTTTTTCCAACAGATTTAGCACCGCCAGATAATAGACGCTGGATCATCACATCAGGCTGCTTCAACCTTTTCTTTGAAGAAAGTTCTGGATCAAAGCCACTAATGCTAGTGCGATGTACAGACAACTTTGAACCTAACGGCGCGACATACCTATACACTAATCTCCTATCCACATTATAAAGCACAACTTCCGATGCGCCAATAATATCTTTGGGTTCAATGCTATTAAACATAGAGTCCAGAATTTTAGCACTCTGCAAATAACGCAGTCTTGCGACCAACTTAGCCGGGGTCTTTGGCTTCACCTTACGAGGTGTCGGAGCCTTGACATTTGCAGAACAATAAAGATTGATGGCCTGAAGCACGCCAGCATATCGAGCAAGCATATCACGCAGTTGTCTTTTTGAATAACTGCGATAACACTCAACACAATCCATATTCGTGCGGTCAAGTGCGTGCTTGACTTCTTCAATCAGACGTTCATATCTTTGTGCTTCAGGTGCCATGTCAGCAGGCTTTGGTGTATGAGTTTTGAGAAGCCCACCGACATCAACCAGCTCGCCTTGATCGATTGCATATTCGACCTTAAACATTACATCACCAACAGCATCAACCTGCACAGTTGCTTGTGTCTTAGGCTTTGGTCGACGAGCAGCATCCTTCTCGGCCTTGCGCTCGCGACCATGCTTAATCAGCTGTTCCAATTCCAGCGTCAACCTAATGGTTTGTTGCTCATTAGGTTGAAGGCCGCGCATCACCATGCGACCTAGTGCTGGTAGAGTATTGATCTCAAAGCGCATATCTTCGACATAATCTAGCACATCGATATCAGCCTCTGAATAGCCGACTGATTTCATGTAATCACCTAAGATAACGCGCGACATCTTAGGATCAAGTACAACCCGATACCAGTTGTATGCATATATGATACGACTAGAATCAGGTGTGACACCATCCCAAGATGGCTCCTCTCCAATGTACTTGGCTTCAGAGATAGGCGCTTTGAGCTTTCTCATATTATTCCGGCTTCATGTTTGAAAGGAAACTGGTCCATTGACGTGACCGCAAATTCCAGCTATAAAAGTTATCAGCATATAGCTTTTGGAAGCGCAGCTTGTTTTGATTACCTTCATCCCAGAAGCCATCAATCACCTCAGCTAGCACCGATACATGACGATTGGCATGGGCATTCGCATCTTCTGTGAACGGATACATCGCTGCGAATCCAGCAGTGGTCTCTGGTAACGCAGCATAATTTGGACACACGATAGAGCATCCAGCACTCATAGCCTCGATCACGCTGATTGCGCTAGTCTCTGGCCAGATGTTTGGATAAGCATAGATGTGTGCCTTCTTCAAGGCTTCACGCACAATCTCATTTGGCTGATAACCATGATAGGTCATATTTGGATGCCGCGTAATTTTTTGGAACAGCTCCTTGTAAGGCTCATCACGCTGACTCCAACCATAGATGGAGAATGAGCTATACACATCTAGATGAAAATCATATCCTTGATTTGCGAGATATTCGCATATAGGATACAGCAATTCTAGACCACGATGCGGGGTCGTGTGATAGATCAAATTGATCGTACCCTTTGGCTTCTCATGCGGCTCGATAGGATCGATTGCATTTGGAAGCACAACACCATCTGAATGCGGTACACCGAGGCCAATATTGTATGTGGCCTGCTGATAATTTGAAACAAATACAAGCCTCTTGAAACGCTTGCGCGATTCCTCTTCGGCTAGATGCTGTGACTCAGGATCATCCCAAGTATCATGCAACCATAGCAGATTGTTCTGGTTAGGATCAACCTGACCAGTTACACGAGAACAAATGATGTTAAACTTGTCCAGTAATTCATGTGGTACATAACGGCGCAGGCCGTCCATCATCATCTCTGTACCACCGCGCGCACCAATATGTGCATAGGTACCATCTGGCCCTGGTCCAAGAGTCTTGGACTTTTCTTTGAGACCTGTCACATTTAGTTTAGTCATGGATAACTCACCTCTTGAATGTTGATGACCCTATCTAGACGGAAACTCCGCCAGCCATTAGCATTTAGATCCCATACAACCAAGGAAGCCCTATTAGGCTTCGCAACCACTGCATCGGCTTGCTGATCAATAGGCAAATATCTGCGGTCTAACG